TAAATATAGAATTTTTACAAAAACAAGTGGAAAAACTATTAGAAGATGTTGAAAAACTCAAGGATGCTAATAGAGAAATTCACTATAAGAATGGAGCACAATAATTGGAAACAGTAGTCGCATTATTAATGTTTGTAAATTTTGAGATCAAGGAACACCGTATTCAACCCAACATGGCTACGTGCCTTCGTGGGAAGCGCGAGGCCGAGCGTACATACAGTGCAAACGTGAGTTATAAATGTATTAAATCTAAAGCAGAATTAGAAACTAATATAGATGGCTCAATTGCTATCAAAAAACTTATTCTAGAAAAATAATGGCCAAAGCAGATTACCAGGAAATTATTGCTGAGTATAAAGAGCAAGTCAGAGTGCTCAAGGAGCAGGTTAATGAACTAACTGATGCTTGCAAAGCGAAGGATTCTGCGTTAAAAAGAGCCCTACAAAAATTAGAATATACAACAGACGATTTAGATAAATTACAGGAGAAAAAAGATGAAACTGACGGAAAACTTTAGTCTTAAAGAACTTACAGCTAGCCAAACAGCGGAGAGGAAGGGCATAGATAATACCCCTAGTCCTACCCACCAGGACAACCTGAAATCGCTCTGTGAGATGATCCTACAGCCCGTTAGAGACCATTTTGGACGTGTAGTTAGCATTTCCAGCGGATATCGCTCTCCAGAATTGTGTACTGCCATAGGCAGCAAAATCACGTCGCAACATGCCCGTGGAGAGGCGGCGGACTTCGAAATATTTGGAGTATCCAATAAAGAATTAGCAGATTACATCAACGAATACCTGGACTACGATCAATTAATCCTCGAGTACTGGAAAAAAGAAGATCCGAATTCGGGCTGGGTGCATTGCTCATACACAAACGGAAACAATCGTAAACAATACTTGAGAGCGTATAAAGAAGATGGCAAGACAAAATACGAACCAATGTAAGGAGATACATAATGGACAAAATTAAAACATTTTTTAGACGTAAAGTAAAACGTTATGAGTTAATCATTTTACTCATAATTCTTGTTGCAATTTACATAAAATAGATTATATATAGATCAAGGGTGCTTTAGGAGGCCCTATTATTAACTGTCTAACAAAGGAGGTTATTATGACTGATCTAATAAATATCAATAAATTCCTAAATAACGCAATCGGCTTTGAAGATATCTTCAATCGATTCTCTTTGCTTAACCATTATAATACAGGTTTTCCCTATTATAATATAAAGAAGAACGCAAAGGCGGATCAATATACTTTGGAGATGTCACTATCTGGTTATAAAAAATCAGATATTAATATCGAAGTGACCGATGGCATACTAGAAATAACTGGTAAAGCCAAAGAAGATAAGGAGGACTATGTCTATAAAGGGATGGCTCAAAGAGCTTTCACGCGTAAGCTGCAATTGTCTGAATACGTTGAAGCGAAAGGCGCTGAACTGGAAGACGGGATTCTTAAAATAAAACTGGAATACTGTCCGCCTGAAGATAAAAGGCCGAAAAAAATAACTATAAAATAGTTGGATTTGAAAATTTCTGCGCGCTACGCGCGCGAGTCCTATTTTTTCTAGGATTATATCCAATCTCTTAGTTCTTCGCCCATAACTTTTGAGGCGATGTTAATTTTCTTGCGGAGGGCTTTGACGATTTTTTCGTCAACTGTGTCTTCCGCGAGAATATCCACGTAAGTTACAGATTTCTTTTGACCGATTCGGTGAGCACGGTCTTCAGATTGAATTCGTTTTTCAAGATCATATCCATTAGAATAATAAATCACAGTATTAGCTGCAGTTAAGGTTAATCCATATCCACCCGTTTGAGGTGTTCCTACGAAAAATCGTACTTTAGAATCATTCTGAAAAGCGTCTTTATTCTTCTGTCGTTGATCTTGAGGTGTTAAGCCATAATAATCAACCACGGACCCCGGACCATATTCCTTAAGAATAGCTTCTTTAATGATTTGAACATCTTTTTGCCAATGACACCATATAAGGGCTTTTCCTTCAACTTCTTCTAATACGTCTATAAGTTCATCTAGTCTATTACTATCAATTTCCTGTGTAGTGCCATCATCAGCTACAAAATGACCACATGTAATTTGTTGTAATCTCATAAGTTGAGTAAGGGCATTCACTGTAGTTGTTTTTTTACCATTAAGAAAAGCTAGAGCTTCTCTTTTCATCTGTTCGTAAATCTCTTCCTGTTTTTTAGTCAAAGTTATAATTCTCTTCATATAAATTTTATCAGGTAAATCTAAACAATCTTCTTTTAAAACTCTGTACGAAAATGGTTTTAGAGATTCAGACAATTCATCCAGGTGCCTAAATTTTGACACAATTTGAACTGATCTCCCACTAAAATGAGCGGTTCTCATTTCTGCATATCTATTTCGAAAAGCATAATAAGAATGGAAGTCTAATAAATAAGGATCTAAAAATTCACACTGAGAGTACAGATCCAACGGGTTTTTAGTTACAGGAGAACCCGTAAGAATTCTTCTATATTTGGCACCTTTTGAAAGTTTAAGAATATTTTTAGTCCTTTTAGCTTTAGGATTTTTAATCGTAGTAGATTCATCAATAACCATCAGCGCATTATGGGAAAGTAAAAATTTAGATGCAAAATTAACCCCTTTTACAGTACTTAAGGCTTCAACGTTCATAATCAAGATTTGAAGCTCTTCTCCAGTTTGAAACAAATTTCCTAATTTCTTTGATTGTCCCTTTGTAATATTGGATTGCCACAATACGGACATTTTTTCGATATGGTTAGGTAAATGAGTAGGTATCTCTTGATTATACCATGTTCCTATAACACCTTTAGGAGCTACAATTAAGGCACCATTAATTTTACCTTTATCATAAAGCATAGCCATATTGTCTATGAGCACTTTAGTCTTGCCAGTACCCATTTCCATAAAATAGGCATACGTTTCCCTATTCCATGACTTCTCTAAAGCAGTCAATTGATGCTTATACGGGGGCGTCTTAAATTTATAATTCATCTTTCTATTGACTTAATATATAGGATATATTATATGTTTGTCAATGAAAGAAAAAACTATAGCTTACGAAGATATAACAGGAAAGAAACCAATAGTTTACGTTATACAAGAAATACCAGGAACCAGTGAAGGTCGTCCTAAAATAAATATTATAGGAGCCTCTCAATATGGTGAATTCAAATTTCTTTTACCAGAACTATCTCAAATAATTTTTTCACCAGGACCTTTAATTTTTAAATTAAGAAGTCTTTTAAAAAATTATAGTCAGAAAGATTTCCTATTGCTGACGGGAGATCCCGCAATTATTGGAGTTGCATGTTCAATAGTTTCTGATATAACAAATGGGAAGTACAAATTACTTAAATGGGATAAACAAGAAAGAAAATATTATCCTATCGAAATAAACTTATATGAAAGAGGAGAAATAGAAAATGAATAATATAGATTTTGAAAAAGATCAAACAGACGTTATTGACCATACTGAAAATATAAATTCATTAGCTGACCAAGTCAAAAAATTACGGGACTTAAAAGGTCAATTAAAAACTAATGAAGAAAAAGAAAAAAATTTAAAAAAAGAAATAAAGAAAGTAGCAGGAGACACAATTCCAACTATGTTATCTGAAATGGGTTTATCCCAGCTCAAACTTATGGATGGCTCCTCTCTTTCGGTTAAACAAGTTTATAGAGCACATATCTCTGAAGCAAATAGAGAAAAGGCTCTTAACTGGCTTCGTGAAAATGGATTGGGAGATATAATAAAGAATGAAATTTCTGTATCTTTCGGTCAAAACGAAGATAACAAGGCAGCACAATATGTTGTCCTTGCGAAGGGTCAAGGGTATGAACCAACACAAAAGATGACGGTCCATACCGGGACCCTGAAAGCGCTAGTCCAAGAGCGTATCGAGGCAGGAAAAGATCTGCCATTGGACCTCTTTGGTGTCTACATTGAGAATGATACCAAATTAACCAATAAACAATAACAAAGGAGCATGAAACATGAACCAAGAAGTAACTCAAAAAAAATCTGGTGCATTAGCAACAAACTTATTTGAAGCTGATGCCGGTGCTGGTACTCAGAATATAAAGCAAGAAGATTTAGCTTTACCTTTCTTAAAGGTACTAGGACAGCTGTCTCCAGAAGTAAATAAAAGAGACGCAAAATATGTCGATGGTGCACAACCCGGCATGATTCTCAATACTGTTACCAAACAATTATTTGATGGTGAAAAAGGTATTGAAGTAATTCCTGTTTTCTATAAACGTCAGTATATAGAGTGGCAGGATAGAGGAGAAGGTCAAGGAGCGCCAGTAGCAATACATGATGCTGGAAGTGATATCTTGAATAAAACTTCTCGAGATAAAGGCAACAAGGATAGATTACCAAATGGTAACTACATTGATAACACAGCAAATCATTTTGTTGTTGTATTAGGTGACTCTCCATCAACTGCTTTGATTTCTATGAAATCTACTCAATTAAAAGTGAGTAAGAACTGGAACTCATTGATGATGGGAATCAAAATGCAAGGCAAAAACGGTTTGTTTACGCCGCCAACTTATAGCCACATTTATACGCTAAAAACTGTTCAAATGTCTAACGATAAAGGAACATGGTTTGGCTGGGATGTGTCTAAAAAAGGTCCTGTGTCAGATAAATCAGTTTACGATATAGCAAAAAATTTCGCAGTTAGATTAAGTAAAGGCGAAGTTCAAGTTAAACACGGAACTGAAGAATCTACGCAGAAAACACCGTATTAACTAATTCCTTTCGGTTAGGAAAAAGGGGCGGCAGCGGGAGACTTAAACCGCCCCGACAGAAATATGGTACAGAAATTTAAAAATATATTTTCAGGATTACAAAGGGCTCATGGTTGCACCTATGTTGAAAAGAAAAACGCAGATGGAACCAAAGTCAAAGGACAATCTTTTGTCAAACGTGAACCTGTCACAGATCAACTATGGGACAACCATTTAAAAGGAATTGAACCTAGTTTAGGGATTATTCCTATTAATGAAGATAACAAATGTAAATGGGGTTGTATCGATATTGATAGCTATGCAGGATTTGATCATGCAAAACTTATTAACAAAATTAAATTATTAAATCTTCCTCTTGTAACAACAAGATCTAAAAGTGGAGGGGCTCATGTATTTCTTTTTACAACAGTCCCAGTCGATGCTGAATTAATAAGAAATAAATTAGTTTCTATTAGTGCAGTGTTAGGTTTTGGTAGTTCAGAAGTTTTTCCAAAACAGGTTGAATTAAAATCGAAAGATGATACAGGAAATTTTCTTAATTTACCATACTTTAATTCACAAAATACAACAAGATATGCCTTTCTAGAAAACGGACAAGCTGCTACAATAGACGGTTTTTTTGGACTATATGAAAGAAATAAAATCACTCCTGAAAAATTAGAAAACCTTAAAGTTAAAAGACCAGAGTCAGAATTTAGTGATGGCCCACCATGCATAGAATCTTTAACGCAAAATAAACTAGAAGATGGAAGAGATAGACTCATTTATCAATACATACAATACGCAAAAAGAAAATGGCCGGAAGATTGGCAAAATAAAATAAATCAATTTAATTATAAATATTTTGCAACACCATTAGATGACAAAGTAATTCAAGATAAGATTAAATTTCATAGTAAAAAAGAACTAGGGTTTAAATGTAATGAAGAACCTATGTGCAATCATTGTGATAAACTTTTATGTAAAACACGTAAATTTGGAATTGGAGGAGAAGCAGTATTTCCAATTTTGAGTGATCTACAAAAAGTAGAATTAGATGAGCCATATTATTGGGTAAATGTAGATGGAGAAAGAGTTAAATTAGAAAATATTGATCATTTACTGGAACAAAGACTTTTTAGAAGAACAGTTACTAGACAAATGAATAGGAAACCCCCAAGAATTAGTGTAAAAGAATTTGAAAAATATACAGATATGTTATTAGCAGGAGTTGAAATCATAAAAGCACCTAAAGGATCATCGCTTATTGACCAACTAAAAGATCATTTAGAAGAATATTGTACTAATCGAACAGCCGCTAATACTACTAAAGAAGATATTATGAGAGGAAATGTATATACAGCAAATGGCAAACATCATTTTATATTTACAAAATTTTTTCATGGATATTTACAAAGAAAAAAATGGCCTGAAAAATCACAAGAAACTCAACAAATGTTAAAAGAACATTGCAAATGTGACGATGATAGAATTTTTATAGGAAAGAAGAGACCTAGTGTCATGATTGTAGATGCATTTGAAAAACCTGAAGACACTTACAAACCAAAACAACTTAAACCTAAGGATCCATTTTAATGAAAACAATTGTATTAGGGCCTCCAGGAA